TGCCAGGTCTGGCGGAATAAGTCGTCGGCACCAAGCGGCTTGCCGTCCCGCTGCCGGGCAGACAAATAGTCGCTGGGATTCGGCATGTCCTCGCCGGTGAGATCTGCGGCATCGTTTAACTCGGCACCTTCTAAGTAGGGCGTCGGCAGGTCGATAATGGTGGCTGCTTTTCCCTTGGCGATTTTATCGGCCAGCGCCTCCGGCTTGTCCCCGGCGCGGATCCGTCTGCCGCCGCGATTGGTTCCGTCCTTGGCCATGGCTGTTCAACTCCTTCTCCCATGCGGTAAATCCCCCGTTTGAACCGCAATTTTTGTGCGTGTGACCCCAGCACCGGTCTAGCATTTTGGCGCGACCAGCGATTTTGACCGCCCCTCCTGGCGGAAGCGTAGTCACTCGTAGCGGTATTCCTTTTTGGCATGATGCCAGCGGTCGTCCATCTCGGCGGTTATCTTCGAGTGGCACGGCTTGCACAGCGCCATAAGGTTATCCTCGTCATGAGTGCCGCCGCGGGAGAGGGGACGGATATGGTGCACCTCCGTTGCCGGTGTGGTCTTGTGGTTCTTCAGGCACATCTCGCACAAGGGGATGCTTTCCAATGTAGCGGTCCCGGATGCGCTTCCATGCTCTGCCGTATCGTTTCTTGACTGACAGGACTGCGCTCGTACGTGTCATAACGTTTGTCCATTAATTTTTGGTGCTGCTCGCAGTACCGGTTCACGGTCAGCTCCTTGCAGCCGGGTAGGCACACGGTTTCTTTGGTTTCCAAGGCACAATGTTCATCTCCAGACATAGCAAAAGCCTTCAAAGGATTGCTCCCTCGAAGGCTTCTCTCACACTTTCATGCTATTAGTATACCACGCAAAACAGGCAAATGCGTCCGCGATTTTGGACATCATGTCTTTCCAAACAAAAGGATGGCAAACTTATCCAATGCACGATTCTTCCTTTTGTAGGCAGACGATCGTTCGATGTGAAAATGATCGGCTATGGCATAGACGGCACCCGTTTGTGCATCCTCATCAGCATAGAAGGTTTGTAGTACATATTGCTCGTCACTGCTTAGCTTTCTCCCATGCGGGCTGAAACCATGCCATGTACTCCAACTGCTTGCCGGTAACGTTCCTTCAGGATGTCGATGTCTGCCAGACCGGAGATGATATGATCTTCTGCAGCATGCGGGTTGCAGGAGTGCGGCAGTCCGTCGAAGCCGGACGGGTGCAGGCTGGTCATGGCTGCATATGCCTGCTTGATGTCTTCACTTGTATTTTCGATGATAAATTCCATGCTGTCGTGATCCCGGATGGCATCGATAGCACCGCTCCGTTTATTCAGGTACTTCCAGATAACACTCATAGGCTTCCTCCTCGTAAGCTAGCCCGGACTGCATCAATCAGTGCAGCCTGGGTCTTGTTTTTTTCTTTTAGGGCCTTTAGGATGCGTCCATCGATGGTCCCTTTCGTGATGATATGCTGAATGACCACAGTTCCGGCTGTCTGCCCTTGTCGCCAGAGTCTGGCATTGGTCTGTTGGTACAACTCGAGGCTCCATGTTAGTCCAAACCAAACGAGAGTGGAACCGCCCTGCTGCAGGTTGAGTCCATGTCCGGCGGATGCCGGATGAATAACCGCAACGGGAATCGCACCGGCATTCCAATCCGCTATATCCTGCGAAGTCTTGATTTCCCGCACGGTAAATCGCTGCCGGATCCGCAACAGGTCATGCCTGAACCAATAAGCCACCAGCACCGGCTTGCCGTTGGCGCTTTCGATGATATCTTCCAGTGCATCCAGCTTCCGGTCATGAATGGGAAGCACCGTCCCGTCATCAGAATAGATCGCACCGTTTGCCATCTGGGAAAGCTTCATCGTGAGGGATGCCGCATTGGCGGCTGTGACATCACCGTCCGGCAGCTGCAGCACCAGATCTTTCTTCAGTTCTTCGTACCGTTTACGTTCCGCATCAGATAACTGCACTTCATACTGGCTGCTAATGAGTTCCGGCATAGACAGGTGATCCGTGGATTTCATGGAAATAGAAATATCCGATATTTTTCTGTATATCTCGTCCTCAGCTCCCGGCAGCGGCCTGTAGCTGAAAACAACCTGCCCGTTCCGCTTGTCCGGGGTAAAGTAGGTGCTGCGGTACTGCCCGATGAATCTGCCAAGCCGCTTCCCCATATCCAGCAGCTTGAACTCGGCAAATAAATCCATTAGGCCGTTTGAAGAAGGAGTACCTGTCAGACCCACCATCCGTTTTACCTTCGGTCTTGCCTTTCATCAGTGCCTTGAACCGCTTGGACTGATAATTTTTGAAGGATGAAAGTTCATCCACAACCACCATGTCAAAATCAAAGGGGATCCCGCTTTTCTCAATCAGCCACTGCACGTTTTCACGGTTGATGATATAAATATCAGCCTGTGCTTTCAGTGCCGACAATCGTTCTGCTTCCGTACCCACTGCCACGGTATATTGCAATCGATGCAGATGATCCCAATGCTGTATTTCATTTGCCCATACGGCTCCCACACGCAGCGGGCATATTACTAAAACGCGATGAACCTCAAAGCTGTCAAACAAAAGGTCTTGGATCGCCGTCAGTGTAATAACGGTTTTGCCAAGTCCCATATCCAACAGGACTGCCGCCGTGGGATGACTCTCAATATATCGGATAGCATATTGCTGATACTCATGTGGCTCGAATTTCATCCAGCATCCCTCCAATCTGGTCTGCGCTGTCAATAACATAAACGGGGAATCCCAACTTCCGCAGCAGACGATGCCTCGCCAGTTGAAGAGGACGCGGCTTCTTTCCCGACGCTTTTACTTCCACAAAGGCAATATGTTCGTCAGGTAATAAAACAATGCGGTCCGGCATCCCATCAAATCCGGGACTGACAAACTTCAGTGCCATGCCGCCTGCTTGTTTTACTGCTACTGCAAGTTTCCGTTCAATGATTTTTTCTCGCATTTCATATACTCCTTCCCCTGTCATCATTGAAAGTCTTCCTATTTTTGTCCTTTTTGTCACACTGTCCTATAGCGTGTACGAATGAAAATATAAATATAAATATAAGTAAAAATATGTATCTATATGTATCTGTTACTATAAGGACACATATACCCATATATTTACATACGGTATAGGGACAGAAAGGACAAAAAGGACAAAAGTCACTGCTCGTACATATGTGGATTGACGAGATATATCTGTGCAGGCGGCCTTCCTTTTCCCGAATAGCTTGTATTTTCCTTCGGGGCAATATAGCCGTAATCCACCAGTTGGGTTAAGACCGGCTGCACATCCTCTGCCTTCTTGAAATTGCGGCAGAGCCTCATAAGGTCCCTGCGTGTAAATTCCGTCATCCTATTGTTCGTGACCACATCCATCACCTTCTTGCTCTGGCTGATAACCGGGTCAGCACCCATCAGCATAAAAGCCGCCCTTGCATGTTCCATAAAGTATTCTCCGATCCGGATGCTGTTTTTCATGGTTTCCCCGTCCACCACAAGCGGATCCGTTGCAGTTAAAAAGCCATGGTTCCTGTATATGGATGCCCGACACAACATGGCTGCGATACGCTGAATGTTGCCTACCAGCTTTCCCGCCCAGTCCACAATGTCCGCGTAGGTTCTGTTTAACTCAGGCTCCAGCCTTTCGGCAAAGGCTTCTATCAGCACATCCGCCTCCTGCGATAAGGTGATGATTTCTTCCCCGTTTTCACATTCATCCTCCAGCAGGTTCCGGATGCACTGCTCATATTCCCGGTACACACCATCAGGAACAGACCGGGAACGGTATTTCCGTTTTCCTACAAAGGATGCCGGAATACAGTACAAAAACCGTGCTGTCAGTCCCCGCCCCCGAAAGATGCCGTTCTGCATCAGGCCGGAAAGGACGCTTGGCTGTACCATAAGCAGCACCGTCAGTGTCGGGTTCATAATGCTTTCACTGTTCCTGCCGATACGGTCCACTCGGATGCTGTCCCCCGAGTAGCCTTTCAGCATAACATCAATATTGACGGTTTTGGAATACGCACCTGCCAGCGTATCAAATATCCCGCCTTCCGTGGATAGGATGGCAGCCCGCCCATTATTATCCGCAAGCACAGACGTCAGCTTTTCTGTGGTAATATCATCCACATACAGTTTCATCGGCTTCATTTCTTTGTATCCGGCAATTTCCTCTGCCATTCTCCGGACCGCTTGTGCATCCGCCTTGCCCTTGGATGCCTGATCCTCCAGCACTTTCTGCCTGCGTTCCAGTATCCGTTTCTGCATTTTGCTGGTTTCGATTGCCGCCGCATTCTGTGCATTCCGTTCTGACTCAAATACATTTAAAGGCCGTATCATGGCATTTTCGACCGCTGATTTACGTTCGGACGGATTCATGACATTCAGCACAAAAACATTGACAGGCTCTATCCAGTCCGGCTTTGCCCTGATTTTGAATTTTCCCTGCATGCATACGGACAAGATTGCAATGGCTGCGGTAGCCGCCATATCAACCGGTGTCTGTGTGCTTTCCGAGAGTGCTGTCACATAATCACCGACCGCCTTTGGCAGGGCATCCAGTGGGAAAGGCGGCAGATGGTACTCATCAAAGGGAATGGGCATCTCCCACTCCGGTTCTTTGTTGTATTCCTCCGGTGAAACATATCCACTCTGCTTTGCCAGATCCCTGCCAAACTTCAAGGCACTGTCCCAGATGGTATCCAGTTCTTCCTGTGCTAACGGGGGTGTACATCTTTGCGATTTCTCGATAAAAATATGATGCGCCTCTTCTGTGCCGCCATACCGCTTGACGATTTTTCCCGCAAACCGGCTCATGCTTTTATTACGGGAACCTTCTGTAATAGTTTCCCTGCCAAAATGAGAGAAGGCTTTTTCGTCTAAAAATTCATCTATGGTTCGGTTTCCTTCATGCCATATAATATTTCCGGACTGACAGCCATACATAAACCGTGCCGCATCTGTCGCCCCATTATCAAAAAAGGGTGCCGCCGCATATATACGCTTTTTTAATGCTGAACAATCTTCCGCACTAACAGTCGGTTGATGGGGAAAATAGACATGATGCCGCGGTCTGGCTGACTTTTTCCCTTTTACCTTTCCGTCATGGCGGCTGGGAACAACGACAAAAGAAACATCCGTGAAAATATTTTGATACATGTCAGGATATATCCAGTCTTTGGGATGATCCGAGTGATCGTTGTCACAGTCCATAACGTCCACGTTCCCTGCAATATAATCAGCATTGGAGCGATGGGAATTTTTATATTCCGCACTGACATGGTCACGGCATATAGCAGCCTTAAAATCTTCCTCATTTTCTATGTCAGCTTGATTCGGGTAGATGCTGTTCTTGGCATTGCCCGCACAATTTGCCGTATATAACGTAAACTTCATCGGACCGTCTCCTTTAAATCGCTGCCAAAGTAACGCAGTTTGTAATTCTTCCTTTTGGCTCTCCTGATTTCGGCATCCATTCCCGCCGATATGATATCTCCAAATACCCACACCTCACTGCAGTGGCTCATCAGTACATTGCCAAAGTGCAGACCCAGTTCACGTTCCGTTATATTGGTGTCATCAAGGAACTGCGGAAACAATAAGTGTGGGGCAATAGGGATATACCCCTGCTCCACCGCAAAGCGGCTGTATCGTCTTGCATTGGCAATGTTTCCGGACACATCTCCTGAAAACGGAGAGCATACATAGATCATGGGCCTGTATGCTCTTGCCGCCTTCACTTTCTGTTCTATATGGGATAAGGCTTCGTAGGTGGTCGGATCAGGATACCCTTCACTATTACGTCTGCTCACACCCACCATGTTTACCTCCCGCCAGCTTTTTGCCGCAGCTGTCACACAACACCGATGTACCGAAAAGATCAACCTTGCCATCGGCAAATACCTCCGCCAGGTCAACCTGCACCTCCGAGCCACAATGCGGACAGCGGCAGAATACATTCTCATCATTGATTTCAATGGAAATCCCTACCGTATCATTCAGCTTCTCTTTTACATAAAACATCGTATCGGTCCCCCTCTAATTGGTTAAACACTTTTGCATTCGCATGAAAGCAATCAGAAATTCCGGCCTGAAAAGGCCATATTCTGCAGATTCAATCCACACTTTCCCATCCTCATCTTTCGATATAACAAGTCCGGCATCAGCCAATGATTCATGAAACTCACGCAGTTCGTCATGTTGTGGACAAAGACGTGATATGAAATCACGAAAATCAGGAACCTCGTCCTCTGGAATATACTTATTCATAAAAATACCGCCTTTCCTAAAAGTAGGGTTTTGCCCTCTGCTAGTAAAAGGACAAAACCCTACTTTTTAAGAACCGTATGCTTAATCTTTTTTGTAGAAGCTGCATTCATACCCGTCTGCCCGAAGAAGAAGTCCGCTGATCCATGGCGGCGTTCTGCCCATCTGCTCACAGATGGATTCAAGGGATACATTCATGCTGCACTCTATGATCAGCTCATCATGGACATGACCGCAGATAAAATAGTGGGATAATGTCCGCATAGCATAGGCAAGAATATCCCGGCTGATTGCCTGGACAATGTTTTCCACAAACTTTGGGCCGTAGCTTTCAATCCGTTCCCATTTTTTGGTGCCGCCAACGCCCTCATAGGTAACGGCTTCTCCGCCGAAACGGTTCTCTCCCATGCGCGGCTTCACATAGGACAGATGTCTGCCGCTTGGCAACTGGATAAACAGCATCCCACTCTGATAGACAAAGCGGATGCCATGCGTTTCAGTCGGCACATGCCGTTGGACCGTATCTTTAACGCACCTGTCCACATTCCACCAGAACCGTACGATATTCGGATTGGCTGCCCGCCATGAATCCACCAGTGGCTGAAGCTCTTTTTCTGCAAGTCCCATATCCAACGCACCCATTGCTTTCAAAGCACCGACCGATCCGCCGTATCCACAGTTGTGGACGAGTTTCCCCGATACGGTAAAACGATGATGCTGTCCGGCATTTCGTATGTCATAAAGTCGAGCCGTGCGCGTATTAGATGCTAGTTCTTTCTCTTTTCGAACACTGCAAGTTCTGCTGACGCAATAATCTCGTCCCGACTCATCCCATGAGTCAGCTTTTTTGTGACTACCATTCCCGGTTTGTAGGAGATGTGCGCCGCAGGTGGCGGCTATTCCAAACTGTACAGGCTGCGATGTCCCTTCGACCCATACAAAGTGATCCGCTGTTGCTCTAAGCCCATCATACTCAATAACCTCTCTTTCTCCCTTATAGATAACGCCATCATGCTGTACCCAATTTTCTCCATCCCATAGCAATTGGCTTTTTGTGACATCTTCAATCGGCACAAGACCTTGATTTGTCAGAACGAGTTCTCCTTCTGCAATACAGGCCAATTCCGCTATCTTTCCTTTTTGCCTGAGATGCCCGTTCACACCGTGCTTTTCCACAAGCACCCCAAACATCTTACTTGCAGTCGAGCAATAAATATCTTCGCCTTCCTCAAATGCTTTTGACTTCCATTTTTCACCTGCCAGGAAGGACAGCACTCTTGCTTCAATAGCCGAAAAGTCTGCCACGATGAATTTCATGCCGTCTCTCGGCACAAAGGCCGTGCGGATAAGCTGTGACAGTGTATCCGGAATGTCATCATATAGCAATTCCATGGCATCATAATCGCCACACTGTACCAGACTGCGGGCCTGTTCCAAATCCGGCATATGGTTCTGGGGCAGATTTTGCAGCTGAATCATTCTGCCCGCCCATCGGCCACTGCGGTTAGCTCCGTAGAACTGAAACATCCCTCTGGCCCTGCCGTCCGCACAGGCGGCATGCTGCATCGCCTGATACTTTTTGACGGATGACTTGGCAAGCTGCTGACGAAGAATTAACACATCGGCAATTGCCTGTGGAGTTGTTTTCACAGCCTGTGCCACTTCCTTTTTTCCAAGGCTGTCCATTGCCATCCCGTGATCTGCCAACCATTGCTTCATCTGAACCACGGAGTTTGGATTATCAAGGTTGGTCAGTTTCTGAATTTTTTCTACCAGTACGGCCTTGGATTTTGCATCAAACGCAATCGCATGGATAACCAGGTTCCTATCAAGGTCAATCCCCCGGTCATTGATTTTCTGGTCAAGGTGGTATTCGTCCCACACAAAATCCGGTACGGGATAGTTCTTCAGCCGCTCCTGTATAGACCTTTCTACTTCCACATCGCGTTTATTATAGACTTTGAATAAACTCCACTTTTCTGCATCATGCTCCGGCAGATTACGTGTTCTGCCGCCATTGACCTTAGTTGGTTTGCAGGGAATACAAAAATAGCGGATGAGATCTTTTCCTTCCTTTACTTTCTGCTCATCCAATCCCAGTACCGCTCCCGTCCCGGCAAGGGATAAGGGCAGTCCCATATATGCCGCCCATATCATGGAGCATTTCCATGCAGACGGGTCAAGGTAATCTCCGACCGTATCTTCGTTAATGCTGTAGCTATGGAAATATGCCGGATAGTTCCCTTGCAGCCATACCGACAGACAGATTCTTTCAAAAGAACAGTTAAAGCTCCATTTTGTAACCTTATCATTGGTTAGTGCCTCTATAATGTTCTGGGGGATCTTCTCACCGCAGGCAAGGTCAACCACCTGTACTTCACCGCCATCTACACTGTATCCAAACAGCAAAATTTCAAAATTGAGCGACTGGGCATAACGGTACACACCACATTTACCCAAATCTATATCTGAGTAAGTTTCTAAATCCACATTAATACACCTCATCTATGCGCAGCCTCTCTTCTAAAAGTTTTGTTTTTAATAATTCTACTGATTGCTGAATATGAATGCTCATACATATCCGCCAGTTCAGAAACGGTCACTCCATGCTTATAAAGATGACGTATGTTCTGCACATCTATTTCAGTTAATTTTTTGAAATGCTTGATTTCTTTTTTTATTGCATCGGTGCAATTCGGAAAATTCAAATACGCATAGTTCCCAAAAAACATTCTTGCAGCATGGTCATATGCCTTTGCAGCAGTTTCTGGATCATCATAGAGTCCAAGATAAATTGATTCTCCATCATACCCTATCTGCGCTTGCCATCTTCCATCCGAAGTAAGACATATCCCCTTATAATCATTCTTTCCATTTGATTGTTTCCCACGATTCATAGTGTTTTGCTGATTGTTACATATTCTCAGATTACTTTTACGATTATCCAATTTGTTATGGTTAATATGGTCTACTATGTCAGAGCCAATGGCACCAACAATAAAGCGATGCAATAGTATTTGATTTTTTCCGGTCCCATGTGTTGCATAACCATGTTTGCCTACTGACCACTGATACTTTGAAATCCTATCAACGCAATCGCTATCTATCAAAATTGTACTGTTTGCACACTTTAACTCTGCATTGCCATTGTCGTAGACAAGATAAATATTCTTTGTTGCCATCATCCATGTTCTCCTTTCAAAAAGAGGACGGCGCTAAATTGTGCCGTCCTCCCATATATTTCTGTGCTAATGGATTAGCCGAGAAAATCATCATCAGCATCGGTTGCAAAATCATCCTCGGCACGGCTTTTCCCACCTAACGGTTCTCCGTCCTTAATCTTCTGCAGGTTATTCAAGCCGCAGGCGATACCCTTATTGCCATTAGAATTGAATGCATAGAAATTGATGGAAGCACGACCATATACGCCACTGTACACTTCACTGCGTTCGATAATAGGCTGGCACCCTGCGTCTACAATGCCAGGGGCGGATGTACTGTTGGCATTGATAAAGTAGCTGTTGGCATAGGCTGCATCATCAGGTCGTTCTATATCTCCATTACGAAGCGGAGTCTTTAGAACGGAAAGTGCAGGCACGGTCTTGCCGTTTCCTTTCAGCTTGGATTCTCCTTCCTCATACGCTGCCTGGATAGCCGCCTTAATCTTGTTGACGGTTACGGTATCGTCTTTCGGAATGATAAGGCTCACACTATATTTTGGTGTGCCGCCATTAATTGATTTTGGTTCCCAGGCATTGCAATAGCTCCATCTTGTATTGATACCGGTAATCACTTTTGTCAGATTCACATATTTTTTTGACATATTAGTTGTCCTCCTTAAAATCGTTAGCTGCCGTATGTATAGCCGGACGTTTATCCGACATCGGCACTAAGGTTGGCTTGCCCTGCGGCTTTTCAATGAAACCCGAGAGCATGTCTTCAAATTTTGTTTTGCCGAGCAGTTTTGTCATAGCCGTAATGCCCAGCACCTTGTGCTCATACGGGTCAAATCCGGCTTTTTCAACAGTTTCCGCCACAGCATGTTCATTCACATATTTCCGGTTGGAACGTCCCTCGACAATTTTCCAGTCATGCCATTCCTTGCCGCTGACCGCCTGTTGCAACGCATATTCCTTTACATCGCTGGCCCAGGATACCAGTGCATCTGCTTTGGAAAGAATAGCTTCTATCTCCTCATCTCCCAGAGTGGATGGCATTGCAAAATCATATCGGGCCAATTCCAGGTTATATTCTGCCCGCTTCCGGCAGGTAGCTTTTACATTGCAGAACCGGCAATGCTCCCCGGCCTTAAACTCACCTTTACCTTGAGCCGCCAGTTCTGCCGTCGGCTTCAGCGTATCGTCAGCCCAGGAGAGCAGTTCTTCCTTGGGGATGGTATAAGTGCTGATGTTTTCGCGGCGCGGCTGGAAGATAGTCATGGACACCTGTTTGATATCATAGATGCCATCAAATAAGTCCAGTGCACCGAGTGCATAACACATCAGTTGTGGATTCCGCTTCGCTTCTACTAAAATTCCCACCCCAAACTTCATATCCGTAATCGAAAGCACTCCGTCTGCCACGATCACGCAGTCACCGGTACCAAAACCCTGCGGTACCCATCGAGAGAAATCCAGTCGCTGTTCAACCAGCACCATCGGGTCTTTACATTTTCCTTTTACCGCCGCAAGCTGCTCCATTACATACTGGACATACATATCCGCACAGTCTGCCATTTCCTCATTGAAGTACGTAAGATTTTCCGTGGGATCTGCTGACTTCTGCCCCAGTGCTGTTTTCAGCTTGTACTCACAAAGGCTGTGGGCATCCGTTCCCTGTATTGCAAACTCACTGGTGGTATCGCCCGCTTTGGAACACAGCAAGGCCGAGGGTGGACATTGTAACCACCTATGACTGGATGAGGCTGATAAGACTGCGTGTTTATCCGGCATTGCCAAGTACCTCCACTTCCGCAAGCAAGGCCTTGTATTCTACCGGGTTTACATCGGACAGCCTTCCCACACCATGTTGATTAATGATTGCCTTGACCTGTGCGGTATAGCCTTGGCGGGCCTTATCTGCACAAACAGCCCTGACATCTTCAAGCGTGAGTTCCTTTTCTTTCTGTACTCCGGCTTTAGGATCCCTGACTGCTTTTTTCTTAACATCAGCCTTTTTTGCAGGCGATTTTTCTGCATCCGCACCGCTGAAAATATCAGCCAGTTCCCCTGAAATACCGACCAATGTTTCACCACATTTTTTGAGCTCATCAATGAGCATGGATAATTCGTGTTCTTTTCCCATTGGGATTGTCTCCTTCCCTCTTCACTGTTTCAGTTGTACTGACTGCCGAAAACCGGTCAGCGATTCGCCGTGACACTACGCTGATGGCAATAAGCACATCAGATAACTCACGGTCGAGTTCCTGACGATCATTTGCTTTTGTGCCTGATCTGCATCGGATTGTCATGTTTGACACCGTCCCTTCCGAGTGGCTTTTCTGCCCCTCTGCAAGTAAAAGGACATCTGCAGACGTTTTAAGAACCATAATTTCTAAAAAATATAAAAGCCTGTTCCATCACATGCTGCTGTGGTAGAACAGGCGGAGATTTGCTTCTTATTTAAAATTACTCATTTGGGTCTTTATCTTCAGTAAAATCCGGTGTTTGCGCTTGTTAACACCTTTCTGGCTCATGCCGATGGCCCGCCCGATTTCGGCTTCGCTATGACCGGTGCCATACATATCCATAATGGTACGGTCAATTTCTTCCAACCCGTCCAACACCTTGTGCAGTTCGTCAATCAGCATTTTCTTCATAACATCCGCTTCAAGGTCGGAAGTATCAGCAACTTCGTATTCAGTGTTATTGAATAATTCGTCCAAGGAAACCGACCGTTTCTGCCACTCCTTACACCTTTCCTTATTTGCAACATCATCCACCTCGCATGATACCGTCTTGCTCAAACGCTGTTCACGCTTATTCTCACGCCAAAGTGGACGCATATATTCATAATATTGTTTTTTGGTTGCTGGAACCATAATAACTTTCTTCGGTTCATTTCCAATTTTCGTCCAAACTACATCCGCCGGATCAATGCCGAAATCTCGGATGGTTTCCGCTGTTACCTCCATGGGAATGTAATACTGCCTGTTTTCACTGTTTGTCTGTAGATTTTCGTTTTTTTTCATTTTCTGCTCTTTCTGCCTAACTCGCAGAAGACACAGGAAACAAATAAAGAGCCGATGCACCTATGAGATACACCGACTCGAAATGCCAATTTACGCATAACGATAAAAGGTTACCTCATATTGCATCCACCACTGTTCTCACAGTGATAGGATTCAATATTTGTATCCTTGTGCCGTATTACGTAATTAGGCTCTTAGATTATTTTTTGATTTTAGTAATCTATAATGTGATCACTCTTGCTTTCAAAACTTTGTTTCTTACATAAGTTTACTGCAAAGTGTTTTTTTGCTCGATGAAGTAACTTCAACACCAAAAGCGTATGCATGCTCTATTTTTTGCGCAAAAAAATTAGGAGTAGCACATATTTTCATATGTGTTGCTCCTAATTTTGTAAATATGCTGAATTATAAGTAAATCCTGAAGTAATTCCCGATGAACAAAATTCATCAAAGAATTAAACTGAATATTAAAAAACGGTCTAATAAAATATCAGTTTATAATGGTGGTTGATGAATTAGATAGTCTAAATCCTGGTCTTTAAGTTCATCAAATACATCCCCATAATCTGTAGCCCATTTGAGATGCAATAGCATATCATATGTTTCATTATCCGCACCAACTTTTCCAAGCGAAGTCATATTTAAACTCAAATCTGCCAATTGTATCATTTGATCGCTGACCCTGTAAGGAATATGTATTCCAAGGCATGCCGTGATAACATTTACCTTAGTAAGGTTCTCACCTTTTTTCATATTACTTATGGTCCTTATATCCAATCCAGTAACACTTTTCAAAAGTCTACCCGAAAAATTACAGATATGCTTGTCCATCAATTTTGTCAATGCATTTCCAAACTCAGAACCATCAATAGCTCTAAGCATTTCCACAGACATTTCATTGACAAGGCCGTATTGGTTTAACAGATCCTCGCTAATCCTATCATAATAGTTGAATGCAATATCAGCTTTTGCTGCTGGAAGTTTAACATAATGCAATCTTCCATCGTTTTCATCTACAATAAATTGAAGAAAACATTCTTCCCCATGTGTCTTTGCATATTCTGTTAATTCCATTTTTCCTTCGTCAGTCCGCTTAATATACTGAGAAGAAGCTAGGCACACCTTATTTTCTACATAAGCAAAGCAATCTGTTTTTACTGCACATGCAACAGCCTTACTTTCTGAATACCAGTTTTGTAGTGTTTTGCTTTTCACTGATGATACGGCTTTTTTACCAACTAAATCGCTATCTGTAAGAACGATACCCACATTGGCAGTTTCTGATGTTGTGCCCTCCTCTGATTCTTTAGACTGGGTAAGCATGTCTCCTCCATTCACATTAGGGTACGGGTCTTGTCCTCCACTTAGTAAAAATGAACGAAGGTATTCTTCTACATATAGTGGCAATCTAAGATCAACATAAGCATCCTTAAAAACCAACCCGAAAAATTCACTTGCCTTTACTTTATTTACTGAGTTTTTTAGCTCCGTAAACTCTCCAAAATTATCCAGTGTACTACTACTCACCTTTCTTTCAAGTAATTCTCGAAGAAGGGAATAATAACATCCGAGTCGTCTTACCACCCGATTTATTCTGGCATTTTCATCTGCCTTCATATAATCTGCAATATACTGTCTAAAAGTTTTACCAGGAACAAGTTGTGCCTTTCCATTTTCTACGGCATGTATGAATCGTTCAGCATATCGCTGTTCTTCCTGTGATAACATGGAAAACGATCTATGCAATTCTTTTAATGCTGTATCTATAATTTGTGGATCATTGTCTCCTTGTATTAAAGTAATATACTTAACAAAATTAGAGTTCATATAATTAGCATCGATTTTTCCTGTATCATATTCTGTAATATGAACATCAACTTCATAAGGTACATCGCCTCCACGACCACCACCGCCTCCTCTAGACAGTTCTTTGTATCTAGCCAGCAGCGTTAAATATGTCATTTCATCAATTGCAACCTTTATAACATCTTCTACTTGGTTTTCATCAGGATATAGATTTTTAGACCAAACAAACCCCTGAATCAAAGCGGCTTCAAGATGCGTTACAAATATCTTGAAATCTTTGGCAAATTTAGCTATTGCAGCAGAGTCTTCTGGTAACTTTTCAAAATTCTGAACGCCAGCATTTTTGAAAAGCTGTTCAATGCCCAAGTACAATGCATTCATCTGTCGTAGGTTATTGGGGAGCTTATCAACAAATAATCCAGTTGGTACATCACCCGAATAAGCTTTTACTGCTGCTTCAATATTCTTTTCCATGGTATTAGGTCGGCGATAATACTTAATAATTCCAAATGGTTTCTCTGCCATATCATAAAGTCTATTAGTTCTTGAAAAAGCCTGTATAAGATTTTCATACTCCATGACCTTATCCAGGTATAGAGTATTAATCCATTTTGAGTCGAATCCTGTAAGCATCTGATTAACAACAATCAGAATATCAATTTGCTCGTCTTTTGTTATATGCTCATAAGGCTTTTTATGCGCCAAACGTAAACTAACATCCTTACGAAACTTATCGTATGAAGCAATAGAAAAGGACTGAGCATATTTCTGATTATAGGCACCCAGTATTTCCACAATTCCATCTTCCTTATCAAGAGTGCCGCCGCCCTCATTATCTATGGAAGGATCGAACATAGCTGTAATCATTAATCCTGACATTTCTTTTACCATAAGTCGATAATATGCTACTGCTTCTGGGATACTGCTAGTTGCAAATATGGCATGAAATTGTCTGTCTCTGCTATAAAGAGGCCATTTCTTTTTGATATCTGAAATAACTCCCATTTTGTATTTTTCTTCTTGATACTGTTCATTAGGAATATAATCCTCGATACCACTTATCCACTTGCCCTCCACAAGCTCTCCATACATTTTTACCTGTGATGAATCCATATATTTTAGAAACATTTTCTTCTTTTTAGAATCACTCATAGCTTCTTGCACTGTTTGTGCTTTTGCTTTTTCTAATGCAATTTTTTCTCTTAAATCATTATCATCAAATATGCGAACAAGGTATGGGTCAAATCCGAGAACATTTCTATCTCTGATACCATCTCCTAATGTATATCTATGAATTTCATCTCCAAAGATAGTAGGTGTTGTACTATCCTTCTTAGAATTCAGATCCTGTATAGGAGTCCCTGTAAATCCAAAAATTATAGCATTTTTAAAAGTATCCTTTATGTTGATCAGCATATTTCCGAATGTTGAACGGTGACATTCGTCAATGATGATGACCATACGCTTGTGTTGAATTATTTTTAGGTCAGCATCATTAAGGCCGAATTCTTCTTCCGTAATATTACTCAGTTTCTGTATTGATGTAATAATTAAAGTATTATCTAAATCATCACTTTTTAATTTTGATGTCAAAATAATGGTGTTTTCCGTTGCCTGTACTGATTCACTTTCAGAAGCAAACGAACGATACTCTTTTAATGATTGGATCCCTAATTCTTTTCTATCAACAAGGAATACTACCTTTTCTACATCGTGATTTGCTGCTATCAATTGTGCCGCCTTAAAACTGGTCATAGTTTTTCCACTACCAGTAGTATGCCAAACATAACCGCCTAGTTGTTTCCCGTCGTCCCAGTGGTTTTTCTTATCAGCAACAATATTTGCAATGCCAACTGCTGCATAATACTGATAACTGCGCATTACCTTAAGAAATCCGTCATCAGTATCTGCAATTGTATAGAATCCAATAAGCATGTGTGCCATAGGAATAGATAAAAATCTCTGAACAAAGGTATGCCAATCGTTGATAGGATTATTATTAAAATCTGCCCAATGGAAATAAAATACTTTATTAAAGACACCGTCTTCTCCTGGGTTAGCAAAATAAACAGATTCCTTTGGCTGCATAGCTACAAAAATCTGCACCAAAGAAAAAATGCCACGGAAAACGCCTTCATGTGAATATTTTTCTATTTGGTTATATGCTTCGCTAACCGACACACCGCTACGTTTCAACTCAAGATGAATTACAGGCATCCCGTTGATAAGCAACGTCAGATCGCCTCTTCTACCATTTAAGATAGGTGACTTCGTCTTAAACTGTGGCTGTTGCACAATTTGATATCGACTTTGTCCTAATGCTATTTCCTGACGATCATATATTTTTAGACTTACCTCTTTACCAAGATGCAACTGATCGTCTGGATTATCACGAGTTATCGAAATGCTCCTACCATTAATAAATTCATTCAATAACAGCGGAGATTGCAATGCCTTTACCTGATTTAGAATTTGATCCATTTCCCCTGCGGTGAGCGGGCAATCGTTCAAACGAGTATTCTGTTTATTGTTATTGAATAGAATATCCGCCCAGTTTTCAATCAAATCTGCTTCTGTCGGATATTTTATCACAGCAGATTCCCACCCATATTCAATCAAAGCCTTTATAACGACTGCTTCAAAATCTTTTTCTTCTGTATATATTATTTCGGACACATCTACCACCTCTTTACTTTATACAAACATTCTGTCTAAACAACCTGCTTTAATATTTTTTAGTTTAGTTAATTTTCGCGCTTGAAGCGAAATCAGCTCATCCAATCCATTTAAGTATTGGCCAATGCGACGCTGCTCCTCTATTTGTGGAAAAGGTATCGGCATTTCAAAAAAAGTGGGATCTTTAATTGCAAATCTATCGGAACGTGCACCTGTATCTCCGTTAAAACGCATAAACGAATGCCAATGACTGCTTTTAAAAAATTGCTCAAGAAAACTATTATCTACTTCTTTTGGTCTAAAAACGGTATATAAAGGAGACATTACACCACATCTTCCTAGTTTATTTCTTCCAATCGGACCTACCGGAGCAGTTGTCGAAATACGTGGATTATACACAAAATCTTCTGGTCGCACAATATAATATCCATTTATTTTATCCTGCTTTGCAATGTCATGATCAAAGAAATCTCTCTGACTAATTATCCCATATTCTGCAGAGTTTGTAAGAGTCTCCGTGAACTCCATAAAACTGTTTTTTTCAGATATTTTATCCGATAATTCGCCTAGTTTTCTAAAACTCCACTCTTCAACAAATTCAGAAAAACGAATTTCAGGTACTTTGCAACAAATGCTTGGAAACATTTTTTCAAGCATTGCCTTTTTCATAATTAGTAACTTGTCATATTCTTTCTGTTGAAGCACCACCATTCTATCAATATTAGAAAAGTATTCAACAATACTTTTTTCTTCACTTACATCTGGGAAAATAACATTTCCTTTCAAAGCATTTGCATCTGAAACCTTCATATCGTTTTTAGCACCTTTATTAACTAAAGGATGCATGTATTTATTCATTCTCGAATTGTTTTCAAAATAGACCTGCACAAAATCCGGATATACATTTTCTTTGGGATGGTAAACAGCATAAAGAGTAGATACTATGCCCGTTTGGCCTTTATTCGTTTTAATAATTCCAAAAGGATTAGCTTTCAAAGGCGATTTAGTATATACAACATCCCCAGTATTAACCACGCCATAATTTGCAGTCGAAGCACCTGCAAAGGATCTGCCTTGGAATTCCATCTGGTTTACTATTCCAAAATCGCCAGATACAGATAAAACATCTTCTTTACCGAATACTTCTTCTGCGTTCTTCTCTGTTGACACACTTAAATAATCTTCTAACTTATGTCGTTCCCAAACCTTTTGATATTCAGAAAATCTAAGGTTAGGCTTTAAAATTTCTTCACTCATCCTTAACCTCCAAACTTTTTCTAAACTCATTTAGGCCTTCCATATCGGATGTACTTCCTTTAAGATCGCCCAACATACCATATAGTTTTTTACTGACTTCAATCCTGTTCTCTTCAATATCTGCAAATGTTGTTGTATATTTATTGTTCAAATAAACGATTTTAGAAATCATCTTGGTAATCATGTCTTCTGGCAATTGGAATATTCCATCCACAAATGGAGTAATCCATTTCAAATCAAGAAGTTTCAATGCGGTATCTTCGTTCATCGACTCTATGGTTTTTTTTGTTTCAAGATGAAGCATATCTTTTTTAACCTTCAGCTCACGTTTATCCTGCGTTTCTTCGTCCATTAATAAAAGTATCTGCTTCATTTTTTCCTCAAAAGAATTTTCAGGAAAACTATATTCCAACTGCAATTGTACTATACGACCATGGATTGCTGCTTTACCATATGTTCCATCCTTATTTGCAGTTATCATATTCCATGCAACCGAATCAGTCTTGGAAATATATTCCAATTTATCTTTTTTCTTTGAAAGGGTTAAATACTTTTGAAGCCCACTTATTTCAGGACTTTCAACATCTTTTAATGCTTCTGCCACAAAAATTTTTACCTCTTTTGCAACAAACGCATTTTTATCATCATTTACTGTGCTGTTTTCCAATTCATCATCTTCTAGTGATTCTAATACCTCCGTGTAGATGGAGGCAATTTCCTTCAAACGGTTTTCCAGTTCAATGATTTTTTCTAACTCATCTGAATGAAGTTTTTGCTGAACAAGTTCAAATGGCAAAATACGTCCCTTCCAACCCTCTTGTACTTCTGGTACTTCATCATCCTCATCTGATTTCTTTTTAATAACCATATTAGGATCAACTTTAAAAATGGCTTCAAATCCATCAGTCTGTATCATTTCCAAATCTGATTCTATCACCTTCCAATTTTCTGACAAAATTTGATACGCCTTGTATTTGTCCAATAATTTTATTTTTGAAATACGATTAAAAATCTCGCTGCATACTTCCTCTTTCTGGTTTTGAGCATTAACATCCAAGATATTTTCAATCAGAGAATCATGTAGATACTCATAAAAATCAGCAAAACAAGTAGTAAATGAGCTTTTATAGTTTTGAAGAGACGGAACATTCAAAACTGCATCTCTAATATCATCATAAGGAATCATTAAATACCCATCTGATGTTTCTTTGAATAGCTTTTCAAATAGTCCTGGAAATGTATCCCAATACTCCTGTAGCAACGCTGCTTCATGTATTGGGATTCCGCCAAACATAGTTGCCCTGATATCCCATTTTTCTGGATCATCAGATGAATTTATGTATCTAGGAATATTTAAATTATATTCATTTTCGCGTATTTTATCTTTTGGCACAATAGCTGCGTACTTTTCGACTGGCTTTCTTATTCTCACAGTGTCAGCAATTTTTTTAATATCACATGCGCGAAGTTTATTGCTCTTTCCCGCTTTTTCAAAACCTTTCGACGCATCAATAATTAGAACATCTGAATTCTTTCGTGTCTTTCTCAAGACTAGCACTATTGTAGGAATAGATGTGCCAAAGAAAATATTAGCCGGCAAACCAATAATAGCCTCTATGTGATTTCTTTCAATAAGTGTTTCTCTAATTTTACCTTCTTCACCTCCGCGGAACAAAACACCGTGTGGTAAAACTATAGTCATTATACCGTCATCTTCCAAATGATACAGATCATGTAGCAGAAAAGCATAGTCTGCTTTTGCTTTTGGGGCTACGCCAAACTCTTTATAACGTGGGTCATATTCCTTGTCTTTTGGGTCCCATTTTTGTGAATATGGTGGATTCGAAACAACGGCATCTACTTTGACGAGATGATATGTTTGATCTCTATTCTGATCATTCTCAAAAAAAGGCCAATCATCTTCCAATGTATCACCATTACGAACATTAATATTCGAAGGATTAATACCGCGCATAACTAAATTCATACGCGTAAGATTGTATGTATTTTCTTTTAATTCTTGAGCATAGTAATCAACCTTGTTTTCGCCTGGAATAAACCGTCCGATTGAAGTACCAATATTTATAAGTAATGAACCTGAACCAGATGTTGGATCATAAATTTTAATATGGTCCTTATTTTTCAGATGCTCTGCTATGATTTCTGACATCAAAACAGACACCTCATGAGGTGTGTAGAATTCTCCAGCTTTCTTGCCTGCATTTGCTGCAAACATACTTATAAGATATTCATAAATAAAGCCCAAAATATCATAGTCCTGTTTACCATTCATCGGAATTCGCTTTATTAGCTTCAACAAGCTCTTTACCGATTTTGTCTGCTTCTGGGCTGTATCACCCAATTTTGATAGTCCAGTTTGCAGTGTCTTGAAAATGTTCTCAAATATTTTTTTATAGGTTTTCTCGATATTTAAATCAAAGGAATTCAAAGCATCACGAACATTGGCAATATTGAAATCATCACATTTTTCCAGCCATGTTGAAAATAGGTTCTCATATGAAATAAAATAGCCTATATTCTGGCGAATATGCTTCGCTAGTTTTTTATCTTTTTCATTTACTTTCTTTATATCTGCTTCTGTATAACCTTCATTTTTCAAAAAATGAACTTCTCTTTCAGAAATATATTTATAAAACATGAAGCCAAGAATGTAATCCTTGTATTCATTCGCCTCTATTTTTGAACGCATTTGATTTGCTGATTGCCATATGGTAGATGCCAGCTGCTGCTTATTCATTGATGTTTTACCCCCGTTTTTCGTATGTAATTTTTATATCGTAACCTAATCCTTCCATCATTTGGACAAAGGTTTTATTAACCACTCCATTTTTTTTCTTCACAATGCGGTTTACATATTGTACCGTCTTATCTATTTTTTCTGCTAATTCCTGCTGCGTGGTATCAGCCTCTAGACATTTTATTTTTATATCTTTTTCAATATTATTGATTACCATTTTTCTCTCTCCTTTCAGTTTGCGAAGAATTAGTTATATACATAATTATAGCACATTTTAGTTTAATAAATAGCACAAAAACAATTATTTTTTAACCTATCGTAAAAATCAAATCGAAAAAGTAAATGCAACAGCTGATAGTATCAAAGGTAGAAGTAAGTTCTTCAAACATTTCCCCGCCAATTGATGTATAAGGGATAAATCGTTAATGCCGTATGCATTTCTTATATTGCACGTCGATTATTATCTATCGTATCTGACCAATTCCATGCATAAAAAAAGAACCAGCTCATTGAGCCAGTTCACAATCTCCCCTTATTTCATGCGTTCTGCTGCTATGCACACTTTTTGTTGTTTTGTATCAATCCCAACGTCATTACGTC